CGCCGCGGTCTGGGCGTCGGCCTTCGACATCCCGGCGGCCAGCGCCTGCTGGTACTTCTCGTGGTAGGCCTGAAGCCCGGCCTCGGAGCCACCGCCCAGCGCACCGCCGACGATGCCGCCTACCGGGCCGGCAACGGCCGTGCCGGCGATCGAGCCACCCACGGCGCCAGCGAGGAGCGGGAGCGCGCTGCCGGGCGCTTCCGCGGCCCCGGCGAGGAAGTTCGTGACCGGGCCGTGCGAGTCCGGCTGGGCAGCAAGATCCTGCCCCTGCGCGGCGCCCTTGCCCCAGTCTTCGAGGGCCTTGCCGACGTGCGAGATGACCCCGGGCTCGACGCCCGCGGCCTCACCCGCGCCCTGAAGGACCGAGCCTGCACCGGCCACGCCCTGATAGAGCCCGCGCTTGCCGGCCGTGATGATCTCGCCGAGCGCGCTGCGCGGCTTCCCGAACTCGGGATCCGCGAACGGGTTGGCGGCCGCGGGCTGCGCGGGATCTGCTCCGAAATTCGGATCGGCGAAGACGTTGTCGGCCATCAGCTATTCCCGAGGTACTGCTTCGAGGCGCCCGGGCCGTACTGGGCATCGAACTGAGCGGCGAGCGCCGGGTTCGCTTGCAGGGCCTTGACGTGATTCGGCGGGATCGCCGGGCCCTGACCGGGCTTCGGCGTGATCATGTTCGACCAGTCGGTGAAGTTCGGGACGTGCTGGAGCGCGTCGCCGCCCATCATGCGGGCCGTGCTTTGCAGGAAGTCGCCGTAGACCTTGAGCTTGTCCTCGTCGGTGATCGGGCCGCCCTTGCCGGTCATGGCCTTCTGGTACGTGGCGAGTGCGTTGCGCGCTTCCTCGCCGGCCTGCCCGGGCTGCGTCGCCCGCTGCTGGAGGTCCGTCAGATGCTGCTGGTGCAGGAGGTTGTACTTGCCGGCTTGGATCGCCTGCTCGCCCGCCGTGAGCTTCTGCCCCGCCTCTTGCCCGGCGATCGTGGCCCCTTGCCCGGCGATCGCGCTGGCCTGACCCGCATGAATGATCCCCTGCGCGGCCGCGGTGTTCGCGAGCGCGGTCGGCGCGACTGGCGCGTTGGCCGCGATGACCCCGGCGTTCGCGGCCTTGAGATCCTGCGTCGAGGCCAATCCGGCCGCGACGTCCGCCTTGTGGCCGGTGATTTGGTCGAGCGCGCCGCCGGTGTGCTGGCCCCAGCGCGCATTCATCTGGGCGACCCGGTCGTTGCTCGCCGCGTCGCGCGCCGTGATCCACGCGCCCGCGGCATTGGAGCCGCGCATCATCGCGGCAGTCGCTTCCTGCTGGCCCTGAACGTCTTGCGCATTGCGCGCCGCGAGCTCTGCGCCGGTGTTCGAGAAGCCGATGACCGGGCTGGCATTGCCTACCATCGGGGCCGGCATCGTGCCGTCCGACGAGATGCCCGGGGTGGCCGGAGCAACCGGGGCCGCGACCGCGCGACCGGGTTGGTTGCCGCCTTCGTTTCCGTAGGTCTGCCGGCCCGCCTGTGCAGCGGCCGTGATCGTGCCCGGAGCCGCGGATGCGGAGGCTGTGTCTGCGCCCACGCGCGCGTCGCTACCCGGCGCGCTGACGTTGACCGACGGATCGGGGCGCGCGTTGTACGACTGCGCGCTCGGGCTGTTCGGGCGGATGACCGAGTTGAGGGCGTCGCCCGGGCTCGACAGCCACTTGGGGGCCACGAACTGCTGCTCCTCGGGGATCGGTTGCGCTGCCGGCGTCGGAGCGCCGATCACAGGCGCGCCCGCGGCCGAGCCACTCATGCCTGCATTGCCACCGACCACGGCATCGCTGTCGCCGGTCGCATACATGTTGGGGTAGGGTTTCGTCGGCATGGTGATATTTTATGATCCCAGAGGTATAGATCGGAAGCGAAAAGCGCACGGGCCCGAAGGCCCGCGCGGTCATCCGCTGATTGCGATGTTGGTGTTCGTCGAGGTCGACGTGCTGTACGCGGTGCTCGTCTGCTCGTGGATCGACTCTTGGTACGACTCGCTCTGCTGCTGCGACTGGGAGAGTCCGACGGTGCCGCTGAATCCGGCGCTGACGCTGGTGCCCGCGAGCGCGCCTGCGGCGAGCGTCGCAGCGATCTGGCCGGCGGCCTTGATCGCGTCGGCGTTCACGGTCGTGAACTGGACGAGCGCCGTCACCGACTCCTTCCACTCCTCGATCTTCGCTTCGTAGAAGGCGATCTGCACCTTCGCGGCCTCGATCGTGGCTTGCAGGGCCAGCTCGGCTTGCGAGCGCGAGAGCCCGAGGTAGACTTCCTCGCGATGCGTCTCCGCTTCGTAGGCGCTGACGCGCGCCTGAATCTCTTGGAGCTGCACCGATGCGTACGCGCCGAGGCGCGTGAGCTCGCCGAGCGCGAAGTCCAGCTTCTGCTTCGAGACCGCGAGCTTGATGTCCGCTTCCTTCAGCGTGATCTCGGCAACCGCGGTGATCGCTCCAACGCGCGCTTCGTACGCCTTGGCGTTCGCCTCTTCGAGCGTGGCCTTCGCGGACTCGCCTTGGATGCGCGCCGTGTAGGCGTCGAACTCCGACTTCTTCGCGGACAGGATGGCCTGCACGCCCTCGATCTCACCCTTGTAGAGCTCGATCTTCGTCTTCTGGAGATCGGCCTTCGCGGTGGCCGCGCTGATCAGCGCCTTGTACGCCTCGACCTGCGAGTTGAATGCCGTGACCTTGGCGGTGAACGCCTCGATCAGATCCTTGTTGATCTCGACCTTCGTCTTCTCGGCCTCGATCTGCGCCTTGTAGGCGTCGATTTGCGACAGCACGTACTGGAGCTTGGTCTTGAACTTCTCGACCGCGAGTCCGAAGATCTCCTTGCGGACGTTGAACTCCGTGACCTGCGCGTTGTAGATCTGGATCTTGAAGTCGACGGTCAGCTTTGCGATGTCGAACGAGCGCTGCGCCTGACCGTTGAAGATCGAGACGAAAATGTTTTCGAGCTCGGTGCCGGACTTGACCGCGAACTGGCGATTCGCCTGTTCGAGGTCCGCCTGCTTGATCGCGACCTCGCGCGACTGCTTCGAGAGCTCGACCTGATTGTCGCGACGGACACCGAGCGTGCGGCCCATGAGCGCGCCGGGCGGCAGCATCCAGCCCTTGGCTGCCCACTCGTCGTTCGCGCTCTGGATCTGCGCGTCTGCCGCGAGATCGAGGCGACCGCGTTCGCGTTCCCAGATCGCTTGCTCGACGACGACGGGGATGCCCGTGCCTCCGGCCAGCATCGTTTGAAGCGTGGCCTTCAGGGTGTCGGCGATCCACGCGTTGTACTTGGGTTCCGTCCAGATGATGCCGGGGTCGGGGACGTTCGCATCGAACGTCGGCGTCGCATCCGTGAACGGTTCGAGCGAGCTGACGTTGAACGACGGCAGGTCGATCTGCGCGAGGTCGGGGATGTTGCCGTAGTCGGCAACGGGGGCAGAGCCGGGGATGTCGAACGAGAGGTCGAGGCCCGGGGGCGTCGGCAGCGTGACGATCGCAGGAAGCGGTGCGTCGGGCAGGCTGTAGCCTGTGATGATCGGAATGTACGGCGGTATCTCAGCCGCGATGTCGGGGACGACGATCGTGTCCGGCGTGAACGGCGGCAGAGTCAGCGGATCGACGGAGCCGAAGTCGGGGACGGCCTGACCGCCGGTGCCGATGCTGCCGCTGAAGTTCGCTTGAATCGTCGGGGGTACAGGGGGCGCCGGGATCTTGACGTCCGCCATGATGGTGCCGAGCGCGGCGATCGCCGTCTTGGCATCCGCGACCGCGGCGATCGCGTTGTTGTGCGACTGCGAGATCAGATCCTCGACGAAGGCCTGCGTGGACTCCGTGTAGCTGGGTGCGCTGGGGATGCCGGGAAGCGTCGGGAAATCCATTGTTACCTCGTGCGCGTGGTGTCACCCACGCGGATCTGTACACCGTTGATGCCGAAGGCGGCACCACCTTGATTGGCGAGCGTGACGCGCACGTAGTTGCCGACGACGCCGCGGCCGACGGGCGCGCGATGCACGCGGGCCGGGCCGCCGACTGGCGAGCGCGTTGCATACGTGTTGCTGCCGAGCTCGGTCTCGACCGTGACGTTGATCGGCGCGGCCGTCGTACCGGAGACGTAGACGGCCTCGGCGCACTTGCGCTTCGCGCTCCCGAAGTCCTCGCGGTCGCTGGTGATGCTCGCGTTGATCGCGGCGCCACCGTCGGTGTCGGCGCCGAACTGGTAGATGCCGTCGGGGCCGCACGCGATCAGCTCGTCCTCGTGCATCAGGTAGCTCTCGTACGGCGTCTGCTGCCAGAGCGAGGCCGCCATCTTCAGCGAGCTCGACCAGTAGCTCGGGGCGAGCGGGTCGATCGGATTGACGACCGAGCGGAAGTTCGCAGACGAGACCACGCTCGTCAGGGCATCGAGCCGCCCGGTCGTCGCATCCTCGAACACGAAGTTCGAGGCCTCGTTGTGGATGACGAAGGCCGACGGCGTGGCCGCGTCCATGACGTTGAACGACGACAGGATCGAGACATCGAGCCCGTACGTCAGCGCGTTCGCGAAGTTCGCAGTCGAGGTCTCGCTGTGCCCGACGGACAGCGCAAGCGCGTTGACGAGCGAGAAGTTCTCGACGACGTTCTGGTAGAACGTGAACTGCGGCGACGCCACGCTCGCGAAGTTGAAATTCGAGATGACGTTCGCGAACGGCAGCACCGTCGCGACGCCCGTCATGTTGAATGACTCGGTGAGGCTCGCCTTGGTGGACGGCGTCGCGCTGTCCGACATGACGAAGTTCTCGACGACGCTCGCCTTCGTGACGATCGTGTTCGAGCCGGCGCCGGTGAACGCGAAGTTCGAGGCCAGCGTGGCAACGGGCGTGCCCGTGGCGACGCCAGTGAAGTTCGCGCTGGACGTCTCGTTGTGCGTCTCGCCGCCGGTCGTCGTGCTCGTGAAGCTGAACGTGTCGACCTGATTGTTCGTGACCGTTGCCATCAATATCCTCCGACGAAGACCGTGGTGTCAGCGGTGTTCGATTCAGATCCGACCACGAGGCCGAACCCCTGATAGTTGTGCGACGGATTCATCGCCCAGCGCGGCGGCTCGGTGATCACCCACGCCTCATCGCCGACGGCGTTGACGCTGGCCCCGAAGTACCACTTGTACGACGTGGGCAGGATGCACATGCTCAGGATCTGGGCAAGCGGCGTGACCAGCGTCGTGTTGTAGTTCCCGACCGTCACGTTGTTGATGAAGCCGTTGAACTTCATGCTCAGGCCAGCGTTCCACGGATCGTCGTCGAACATCGTGATCGCGTAGCCCTCGCGGCAGTACGCTGGCAGCGTTGCCACGTACCATTGCATCCGCGAGTTATAGGGCGGAGTGATCCGCCTCCAGTCGAAGATGTCGCTGATGTATCCGGCCGGCGACCATCGGGCGTCGAAGCTCGTGAAGCTGTCGTAAGGCGCGCCGCCACCTTCGTCCATGACGATGTGCGGCACCCACTTGAGGAGCCGCGGTTGCTCGCCAGTGAAGAACGCGTGGAGCACGCAGCCCCACGTGTTGTTCTCGTGGTCGTCGGTGCGGATCGCGTTGAACTTGGCGGTGGGGTACCCATACGTGGGGTCTGGCTCGCCCCACGGGTGCATCAGATTCGCGTATTGATACGGACCCCAGTACGGGTACCGCCCGAACGGGTCGCTGGTCTCGTAGTCGCCTTGGCTGTCGAACTGCCCGAACGCCAACGTCGGTGCCACAGAGTCGTCGCCGTTACCGTAGCTGACGAGGAAGCCAGCACACGCTTGGCGCGTGAGCCGGCCCTCGTGGATCTTCCGCATGACCGCGGTGCCGGTGCCGACCGGCAGACTGTGCGCCGTCGCCGTGAGGTCGTACATGCTCAGGTTGAGCGCGATCTCCCAGTATTCGCCGGTGCAGCTCTTGTAAGCGTCGGTGCCCCACGTCTTGACGGACCACCGCGTGGTGTGCGCGAGCGCGCCGCTCTCGCTGAACGCCCAGCCCACCGTCGGGCTGTGCGGCTGGCCGCCGTCGGTGACGTAGAAGGGATCGAGATCCCCGGGCATCAGGAGCTGGAGCACCGTGCCGTTCGCAATCGCGGCCGTGAGCTTCGCTCCGGTCGGGAACGTGTCGCCCGACGGCAGGCCGCCGAACTCCGAGACCGCCGCAGCCATCGCGGCGTCGCCCGATCCGCCGAGCGGGATCACGCTGCCGTCAGGCAGATTGAGCGGGACCAGCGGCAGCGGCATCGCGAGGACGCCGCGCGTCGGCGAGATCTCGATCAGCCAGTGGTTCTTCGTCCCGGCCGTGTAGATGCCGTGGGTCGTCGCCCACTTGTAGTTGTACTGGACCGCGATCGGGTGCGGCGTCGGCGTCGGCGGCGCGGTGCCGGCCACGAAGGCTGGGTTCGCGTCGGCGATGTAGCCGAGGCCCTGCACGTACTGGACGACGCGCTTCATCGTCCCCGAGTACCACGAGGCCTGCGCGTTCAGGTACTGCGAGTTCCCGACGGTGTGCGGGATCGCGAGCTTCGTGTTGTCGTGATACCCGGCCGGCACGCCCTGTGCCGTCGAGCAATTATTCGATGGTGCGAATTCGTGCAGGCTGTAGACGGTCTTGCCGTTCACAACCGCGCTGCTGATCTGTGCGCTCCGAATGATGCCGGAGAGCATGGAGAGGCCGAGGCCTGTGCTGGCGACCGGCGTCTCGTCCGTGAACTCAGGCGCCACCGGCTGATCGACCGGCCCGCTGGTCGTCGTGATGTGGACGATCTTCTGTCCCTTGACGAGCAGGACGGTAATGAATGCGTCGTCCGAGATCTTGTTCGACAGGAAGACCGGGAGGTCATCGCTGCCGTTCTTCGCCTGCATGTCGAGTGCGCGGAAGAGCAGGGAGCGAGCGGGCCCCATGAGAGCCCGCCCGTCCGCCTGCGATCCGTCAATGCGTACGCGGACGTCCGTCGGAAAGTAGTCGGCGGACATCAGCGCCTATTACGTCGAGGTGCCGTCGACGGCGTAGCCGAGGTTGAACGTGTCGCCGTTCGAGAGCGAACGCGCGCTCGCGAAGCGCGAGGCCGACATCAGCTTGCCCGTGGTCGCGCCCTTGGCCGAGGCCGAGAGCAGGCCCGCGCCGTTGACCGTCAGGGCCGTGGCCGTGATGATCGTGAAGGCCGCGAGTGAGCCGCTGTTGTCGACGGCGCCCGCGGAAGGCGTGCCCGGGACGTAGGCGACGCGAGTCGTCTGCGTGTAGCCTTCGCTGCCGCTCGTGATTTCCGTGGCCGTCGAAGCAAAGTTCGAGGCCGTCCACGAGGACGTCGGGGAGATCGCGCCCGCGTAGAGCGCGAGGTACCACGCGGTGATCTGCGTTCCGCCGCAGACGCCCTGCGTGAGCAGGCTGTTCAGTCCCTCGGTCGGGACGAGGTTCGCATCGGTCTGCCAGTCGGCGCCGTTGACGCCGTGTATGTAGCGGCCGTGAACCGCGAAGCGCGCGCGCGGGAAGAGGATCCCGCCGTCGCCCATGCGTTCCCACTGGTTCTTCGTGATGTAGCTCGCGAACTCGCGAGCGTGTTTGATCAGTTCCTTCGAGATCGAAAGCATGGTGTCTCCGTGCGGGTGGAAAGAAAACTGCGGGATTACGGGGTGGTGTCTGCGGTACCGCTGCTGCCGAGCGCGAGGGTCTCGGTCGCGGAAATCAGTTGGGGCACGCCCTTGCGCGTGAACGCCGCGGTGGGCGCCCGCCCCGATCCTTCGAGGATGATGCGATGCGACTGCGGGGACTCGACGATCCCGTTCGGCCGCCCCACCTGATAGCCGTGCGGCGACAGCCAGACCGCGACCTGCTTGTCGCCAGAGCTCGGGTCGCCGTCCATGAGCGCGCCGTCGACGACGAGCCCGCTGTGACGGATGACGCCGTTGCCGGCCACGACCTCGATGCTCATGTCGGTGGGCGTGCTGCCGCGCAGGAAGTACACGCGCGATTCCGTGCCGACGTAGATGCCCTCTTCGACTGGGCACACCATGTGCCCGGCGTCGCCTTCGAGGGCGAAGAAGTTCTTGCGCGGATCGTAGAGCCCGTGGTTGAACGGGTCGCTGTAGAACAGGAAGCTGCCGAGCGCCGAGTACAGGCGCCCCTTCCACGCCGCGAGCTCGGAGCCCGGGGGCAGGAGGTCGCGCATCCACGTGGTCTCGCGTCGACCGACCGCGCCGCCAGCGAGGTACGTCACGGACGTCGAGGCCGCGACCTCGTCGGCAAGGTAGAGCTCGTCGCCGTTGCCCGTCGTGCGATAGATGCGGTAGCGCGCGGCATCGCCGATGACGCCCGGGAGCTTGATCTTGATGCCGCCGTCGACGGCGAGCGTGATCCACGCGCAGTCGCTGAGACCGCTCTCCTCGCCGCGCGCGCTGACCGCCGAGATCGCGACGCCGTAGGTGCCGGCCGTGATGCCGCCGATCGCCGTGTCGAGGATCGGACCAGCGCCGAGCATGGACGCGACGCCGGGGATCGTGACCGCGCTATCGATGCGCAGGATCTGCCCGCCGGATGCGTAGACGGCCGCGCCGATCTCAGCGAAGCGCACGGGGCCGGGCCAGAAGCCTGACGCCACGGACGTCGCGGTCATCGCCGCGCCTGTGCCGCGCAGCTCGTAGACCGTGCCGCCGACCGCGCAGAACGTGCGCGTCTTCGCCCGGTTGTGCCAGAGCGAGCGCGGTGCCGCGAGCGTCAAGACCTTGGTCGCGCCGTCACGACGATCGTAGTTGCCGCTCGTGTGGATCGCGAGATTGATCGCGCTCCTGACCGCGCCATTCGGGATGTCCGTGTCCGGGGACACGACGTCCATGCCGAGCGGTGCGGAGAGGATGTCGACGTCTTTCATGCGGTCCCTTAATGGCTGATCGAGGTTGCGCCGAAGGCGCTGGTGTCGCCCATCGAGATGGCCGGCGTCGTGTACGAGTAGAAGCCGCCCCCGCCGTCAGTGACGAGCAGGCCGCCCCAGATCGGGTTCAATCCGGCGAAGCCGGTGACCCGGCTGAAGCCCATAGCGAGCTGGTCGCCTGTCGTCCCGTGGCCCCACGATGACGCCACATCGATTTGCGCCTGCACGTTCACGCTGCCGAGCGCCGAGTAGTCGGCGCCGGATGGCTTCACGTTCTGCAAGAGCATGAGTCCGCCGAGCCCGGCGGGCGCGATACCGGCCGGGCTGATCGTTCGCGCGTTCGAGTACCCGACGTAGGCCGCGGGCTCACCGTGCAGCCCCACGGGACCGAAGGCATCCCAGACGACCGCGTGGTCGAAGCCCTGCATCTGCGCGGTCTGCGGCGAGTGCGAGATCCACGTGCCGATGCCGAAGCGCGCGCCGTCGGCGCCGATCGGGTAAACGTACTGGATGTGGTTCGTGATCACGACGGTACCGAAGTTGCCCCAGCACCCGCCGTCGAGCGTGTTGTCGCGATCGCCACCGCAGAAGATCATGTGCGGGGAGATCGTGACGGTCCCCATGCCGTATGTGGCAATCGGATTCGGGTAGACGTAGCGCGACGTGCCCGGGCCGGTCGTGCTATGCGAGATCACGTTGGAGCCAATGACCCCGGCATTGATGCCCGCGCAGCGGATGATCGAGTCGGCGTCTCGGCACGCGATGCCTGAGCCTACCGCGCCGCCGGGTATGCTGGCTGGCGTGATCCAGCTCTCATGCGGGCCCACGATGTCCGCGCCAAAGCTCGCGTCATCGAACCCCGACGGGAAGAGTGTGCGTCGCGAGAAGTCGACGTAGTCGCTGCCGATGCAGAGCGCGTTGATCCCCGAGGGCGCGGCCACGCGCTGCATAACCGCGGCCCCAATCGCGGAGGCGTCGAAGCCAGTAAGCGTGAGGTAGCGGTCGAAGTATTCGATCTCGCTGGCGCCGAAGCGCAGGCTGTCGATGCCGGCGGCGTTGAGCGAGACAACGACCGCGCTGTTCGTGATCGCCGCGAGACCGAAGCGCGGTCCCACCATCCCGGCGTTCGCGGATAGGTCGCACTGGAGGCTGTTCCACGCCGGAGCCGTCCATCCCGTGGAGAGCAGGAAGTTCAGGGCGTTCCATGCGGGCGCCGTGTAGACCGTTAGGCCCGGGTCGATCTCCTGCGTCTTCGTGGCGATGGCTGTGCCGAAGCCACTCCAGTCCGCGCCAGACGTGAAGAGGTACTGCGTCTTGTTGTGGAGGACGGCCGTGCCGAAGCCGCTCCAGTCCGCGCCCGAAAGGGTGAGCGTGCGAACCCCGGGCGAGACGTCGATGTTGACGGCATTCCACGACGGCGCCGTGTAGCCGTTTGGCAGCGCGAAGTTGACCGCATTCCATGCGGGCGCGCTGTACGCCATGCTACGGTCCCGGCGTCACGGCGTGAAAGATCGCCGAGTTGTCCCCCGTGGGGCCGACGGCGACGATGTCGTAGCTGCCGCCGGAGGCGAGGTTCGCGCCAGAGACGGTCTTCGTGTGGTCGATGGTGAAGTTGCCGCTGCCGTCGCTGGTGGTGGTGGCAACGAGCGCGCCGGTCGTAGAGTCCAGCGCCCAGATGACAACACCAGACTTGTTGACGCCGCCCTCCTTGACGTTGCCCGTGAAGGAGAGCTTGTTGTAGATGAACCGCATGATCCCGCGGGAGTCATTGCGGCGAATGCACCCGATGTACGGGTCGGCCACCAAGCTCTGGCACTCGTTATCGGAGAGCGCGCGATTCCAGATCCGAAAGTTATCGAGCACGCCGACGAACTTGTTGTTCCCCGAGTCGTACCCGAACGTGTTCGACGGCGTGCTGTTCGAGCCCGGCACGCCAGTACCGCTGGCGATGTCAGTGCCGGAGCCCGCGTTGCTTCTCCACCAAGCCCGCCAGTTAGCGGCCGTCGTGTTCGCTGTCCCGTTCGCCGCGCGCACGACGAACACCACGGGCTGCAAGAGGCTTACCGCGGGCGGCCCGCCCCACTGAGGAACGGCGGACCCGTTCTTGCATCCCACGGCAAGGTTTCCGTAGCCGGAGCTGCCGGAGCCTCTGAACGCGTACGCGACGACGGAGGCGCCAGTCGGGTACAGGCAGAAGATGCTGTTGAATGTCGCGATGCCGGCGTAGTTCTCGACCCACGAGAACGTGCAGGGCTGCGAGTCGCTGGTCAGGAAGCGGTTGGTCGACCCGAGGTCGACGTACCCGCCGCCCCCCGTATCATTCGTCTTCCACCCCGATCCGAGCACTCCCGTGCTGAGGGTCACCGTCGAGCTGAGAGCGAACGCCGCATACGCGTTCTGGAGGATGTCCTTCGGAGCGCGGCTTGCATCGTTCGCCGTGAGCCACAGCGTCTGCGATCGCAGGATCGGGTGCCCGAAGTCCGGCATCACGAACGTCGGCTTCGGTCTCCACGCGGTGCTCATGTTAGACGGACGTCAGTTCTTGCAGGAACGCCTCGCACGTCACCGTCTGCCCGGTGTTGCCCGTGACGTCAGCGCGCACGTACATGACGGTCGGCGGGATGTCGATCGCCCATTCGTTAACCGAGCTGTTCACGGTATCGCCGGTCAGCGTCTGGAAGAGCTTGAAGTTCGAGTTGTCGGCCGACGTGTAGATCTTGACCGAGGCCGCGATCGTCGGGCCCGTGCCGCCGTTGGTGATCTTCGCGGTCAGGAGCGCGCCGAGCTTGGCCGTCAGGTCGAAGGCCGTGCCCGTGGTCGTTGCGCTTGCGCTGTTCGAGGTCGCGGCAGCGATGATCGTGCGGAGTGTCTTGGCGACGGACATCAGACTTCCTTCGGCGGTTCGACGATGACGGTGTCGGCGCCCGCCTGATGGGCGGCAACACGCAGCGCTGCGTCATCAGTCGGGATGTGGCGCCACGTCAGGTGCGAGCCCAGCTCCTGCGCCTTCGCGTGCGCCCAGTGGACGGCTTCGTCGTAGGTGCGCGCGATGACGTGCAGCACGCTCTTGTCGATCGGGTCGACGGCCGGGGCCGCGACGATTTCTGGTTCGTTGCTCATGCGCTCCCCTTACAGCCTGAAGATCTTGTTGGTGCCCGTGTCCCACGCGACGATGATGTCGCCACCGTTCGGTGTGATCGGGAGGCCCGTCGCCGTGTCGATGTAGGCGATGAGCGGCGACGTCGAGCCCGTGCCCGTGTCCTTGTAGATCAGGATCGATGTGACCTGAGCGCCGGAGACCGCACTGAACGTCGTGTTCGCTGCGCCGCATGCGCCCGCGGTCGTGGTCTTCGAGCCCAGAGCGACCGGGCCGGCGACCGGCGTGCATGCGCCCGTGACGTCGGTCAGGTACACGTGGGTCGACAGGTTGACCGAGTACGTGCTGGGGAGCAGGTACACCTTGATCGTGTCCGAGCCGAAGTTGATGCCCGCAGTCGCGAAGAGCGCGCGCCCGTTGTCGTATAGACCGTTGCTCATTCAGATGCTCCAGTGTTGGGTTGCGTGCTCATCAGTACAGGCCCTCGAATTCTTGGTACCCGTGCTCGCGGTTGATCCACGTCTCGTCGATCGCGCTGCTGCGCTGACCGAACTCGGCCTCGAACTCGGCGAGGCGAACCTTCGCTTCGTCCGGGTTGTACTTCTCCTGCCGATCGCGCGACATGAAGGCGCGGTAGAGCATCCAGTCGACGAGGCGCAGATGGAACCGCTCGTCGATCTCGGGGCCGACGTCGACGGTCTGCGGCGCATACGTGATGGTCCCGGTGGCCGGCGAGGCGGGTGATCCCGCGACCGCGTACGTGAACGTCGAGGTGTCGACGGCCGTGATGACGACCGATCCGTTGTATGGCGACTGGTTCGCGCCAGCGATCAGCACGGATGCGCCGGTCGCGAGCGTGGCATCGGGTGCCGCGAGGACAGCCGTGGCGACGCCACCCGCGCTCGTGATGCCGGTGACGGCGAGGGCGGTGCCCGTGCCGACGCGCGTCATCGGCGCCAGAGGCAGGCGAACCACGATCAGGTTCAGCGTGTCGTCGGCGTCCGGCTTGTCGACGAGGCGCAGCTTGTGGTTCTCGACGGGCGCCCACGTCATGGGCGTCGTCGCTTGGTTGGTCTCCCACCCGGGGTAGTGGCGATCGAGGTCGCGCGGGTGGATCTTCGCGAGCGGCTGCTCCTGCGCGGCCAGCTTCGCGCGCCGTATGAAGAGCACGCGCGGGTCCACGTTGTAGATCGCGGTGCCCGCGACGACCGGGATCTGGCACACCGCAGCCGTCGTCTCGTCGAGGAGCAGACGGCTGCGACGACATGCCTCGGCCTGCGCCTCGTTGGCGACGCGATCGACGAACGTGTCCGACCACAGGTAGTCGGTCTCGACGTCGTCCGCGAGTTCGCGGAATACCGTGGCGATGTCTTGCAGAATCATGGCTGGAGGATCCGGTTGACGGTCTCACGGCCGACGTAGGCCGCTTGGATCGCATCCCAGACGGCGGCCGGTCGGACGTTGAACGCGCACATGGCCGCGTGCGATTGCTCCTCGCGCGGGCAGAACTCGTTCGTGTAGTGGAGCTGGTGGCACGGGTAGCACGGGACGTCGTCCGCGTGCAGGCTCGTGGTGTTCGCCCAGTCGCGCGAGAGGTTCTCGACCGACGAGTGCGAGAGGATCAGGATCTTCGGCATCGACTCGAAGGCGACGGCGTTCATCACGCCGGTCTCGGGGCCGATCACCATGTCGCACTGCTTCGCGAGCGCCAGCGTCTTGCGGATCTCCAGCGTGCCGGAGAGCGCATGCACGCGGGGCTCGTTCTCCCAGCCGACCTCAAGGATCTGGCACGCGTAGTCGCCGACGAGCAGGACGTGTGCGTGCGAGATCTCCGTCAGGAGTCGCGCGATCACCGCGTCCATGTGCGGGTAGCTCTTGTGCGTCGAGCTGCCGGACAGCGCCCACATGATCACGAACGGACGCTTGCCCACGCTGCCGAGTTGCAGACCCTTGTTCTGCTGGTCCGCGATGTCGGCGATGCGGTTGCGCGCCCACGACCGCTCTGCGTCGGTCTCGTAGAAGTGGTACTCGGGGAAGAACGGGAGCTCGGCCAGCTTCGCCGTGAACTCCATGTAGTTGTGGTTGCACATCTCGTGGCGCAGTGCGTGCGGCCACCGATGGTCGGAGCGCCCGGGCAGCTTGATCAGCGCACCCTCGACGCTCTCGCACAGGTTGACGAACCGATCGAAGCGCAGCTTCTGCACGTTCCAGAATTCGCCGAGCTCGTGGTTCGGTACCTGATCCTTGTCCTGAATGAAGAACGCGTCGATCCGCGGATCCTCGCGCAGCAGCTCCTGCCCGCTGGGCTCACACATCCACGTGACGTGGTAGCCCTGCCGCTTGAGCTCGTCGAGGATCGACGTCGCTTGGATCGTGTCGCCGATCGCGCCGTAGCGCACGACGCACGCGGTCTTCCTGCCCTCGGGCGCGACGGCCGTGCTCACGGCATCGAAGCGATCGCCATGCAGGCGAAACACCTTGAGGCCACCGACCTTGCGCTCGATCACGAAGTGGCCGCCGTCCTTCAGCAGCTTGTGCGCGATCTCTTCGGCCGCGGACATCGGGACGTCCACGCGCTTGAACACGTAGTCGAGTGCCTTCGGCTTGATCGACTTGATCGTGTCGAGCCACTCGTGGACCGCGAGCTCTGCCTTCACGCCCTCGGGGATCGTCTTGTCCCCGATGAGCCTAACGCCAATGAAATGCGGGAACGCCTTCTCGGGCCCGAGGCCGAGCTCGATGCCGGCGCCCCGCGTGAACGGGACGATGTTGTACCGCACCCCCGCTGGTGCCCCTCCTCCAGAGCGCAGCATCAGCTTGCGAGCTGCGCTGAGAGTTGCGCGTCCGCGGGCGCCGGTGCCTTGGCGACCACGGTTGCTGACACACCGACCTTCGCCGGAGCGACGACGGGCGCAGCCTTCGCGGCCTTGCCTGCCTTCGCCGGGGGCGCGTCACCGATCAGCACTTCGTCGCCGTCGTAGTACAGGCCGCCCTGCTCGAACGATGCACCGTTCGCTGCGCCGTAGATGTTGCCGTACGGCTTGCTCTTGTCGAAGCTCATGGTTCCCCCCCTCGATTACTTGTCGTCCGCGTCCAGCGCGAGCTGGTTGTCCGGCAGGTTGTCGTCCATCGAGTCGCTGTTGGTGCCGCTCAACTTGCCCATGCTGGACGTCGCGTCGCAGATCGCCGGGCAGCTTCCGCCACCGCTGACTCGGTTGTTGTCGTCGGAGTGCGCGACGTTCGACCACGGTTCGTCGGACCTCGCGTCGATCTTCCCGAAGCTCAGGGTCTCGTCGACGCCGGGCAGCGAGACGCTGCCGTTCAGGCCCGTCTTGTTGCCGCGGTTCGGCAGATCCCCGTCGGCGCCTTGCAGCTCTCCGCTCGGGACGTAGATTTCATCGAACTTGCCCATCGTTGTTGCTCCTTCAGCGGGCCATGCCTTGCGGCCGGCCACAAACGCCACCGAAGGTGGCAGGGTCACCGACGGTGTTCTCGCCGGTGATGTCGGGATCCCAGTTCGGGGTGCGCGGGACGGCATCCGCGAGGACGCCGCTCTTCAGCTCCGAGCCCTTCGCGCCGTAGCCGCCGGCGTTGGCCGCAGCCGTGCCGTCGGGGAGGACCGGGGAGTCGTTCAGGTTCAGGTTGGCGTCGCCGCTCATGGCGTCTCCGTGTGAATTCGTTGGGTGATGCGGAATGAAAAACCCCGGGAGAGTTTCCCCGCCCGGGGTTCGGTGCAACGTGACGCGAACGTCAGCGGGCTCTTAGAACAGCGAGTCCCACTTGACGATCCGCGCTTGCGCTTGGTCGGTCTGGACGATGCCGAAGCCGCCGAGGTAGTACCACGCAACGCCCCGCGAGCGACCGTAGTCGGTCGGGATGGCGCCACGCATTTCCTCGGGAACCGCGATCCCTTCGGCCACCGTGTCGGCACCGAAGAAATACGCCCAGTTGGACTTGCCAAGGTTCCAGACAGTGCCGGTCTTGGCGACGCCCTTCTTGATGTTCGTCTGCTCGACGTAGCGCACGCCCTCGAAGCGACCGGCCTCACCGTTGAGGATGAGACGGAAGCCAGCGTCGACGTACTTGTAGACGCCTTCGAGGTCGTTCTTCAGCGGACGGAACGTCGACGGATGCGCGAGCG